ATGAAGTTGCCGGGGGCCGCGTACTTGGTGACCTCGATGAACTCGGGCCAGTCACGCAGCGAGCGGGCCTGCGCCGGGTGGACGAAGCACACGTAGGTGTCGCCCAGGCGAGGGATGTTCTGGCTCGACAGCACGGCCACGGCGTCCTTGACCGCCGAAGGCGACAGGAAGCCAGGCGAGGCTGCGGTACCGATTGCGCCTGGGTCGTACGGGCTGATCATCGTGCGGGTGCCAGCACCGACCGTGCGGCCGAAGACGAGGTTCGGGACAACCGCTGAACCGCCGCCGAACGGGATGCCGTTGGAGTACAGCGTGTTGCGAGCCTCGATGTCCATCGACTGCGCCATGTGGCGACCGAGAAGGCGGGAGGCTGACGCCATCACGTCGTCGAAGGAAGCGTTGAGCAGCAGCTCGGTGACCGCCACGGCCTTGCCGTGCTCTTTCACCGTGATCTGGATCTGGCTGGCTGTGAGGGCCACCGGCTCCATGCGGATGCCTTCCAGAAGAGTCGAGCCGGTCTGATCAACAGCGAGGTTGTTGTACCTCATGAAGTTGATCGTGAGTCCAGGCTGGACACCCAGCTCTGTCTTCTTCACGGCGAACTGTTCGAAGCGAAGCACAGGCATCGCTTGGAACAAGATCTCCTTCGACCAAATGGTCTGGATGGCGGGAGAGAGGGTGGCGTCGGACGCATACCCTGTCGTGGTGATGGCGGTGAGGTCGGCACCAGTAATGACGCCACCTACGGGGGCCGGAAGGGCCATGATGTTCCTCCAGGGAGTACGTGTGTATGGGTGTGATCAGCGCCGGCGTTGTACCGATGCTGCCTCCATGAGCCTGCCCCGTAATTGTGCATACTGTTCCATTGACAGATTTGCGATATCTGCCGGTGTCAGCGTCTGCTCCTGTGCGTTCTCCACTGGCCCTGTGGGAGACCCCCCGGTGGGAGGAATCCCCCGCAATCGTGGTGGCGCTTGCGCCGCCATTGATTGCTGGATGTTGCCGACGATAGCAGACGTTCGTGCGGCGATTGTGGAAATCGATGCCTCGATCTCATCTTCTGTATTGCCGGTGATGAAGTCGAGCAGCTCAGGCATCAGGTGATCCTGTTCCTCCTGCACTCGACGGTTCTTGTAGGCGTTCAATGCCTGGAAACGGCGCTCCTGTTCCAGCAGTGCTTGTTGCGCTTCGCTCTGCTGCTGCAGCTCGTTCAGTCTCGATTGGAGGGTGCCGGTGACCTCTTCCAATCGAGAGTTGAACTCTTGCTCTTGCCGCTGCAACAGTTCCTTGGCGCTCATCTCTGATTCTTCTCGTGCCCGACGTTCTGCATCTGCAGCTGCCTGAGCTTGCGCCGCTGCCTCTGCCGCCGCATCTCGCTCCTGGTTGAACACTCGCAATTGCTCTTCCAGGGTCTCGATACGTGGGTAGAGCTTGTCCTTCTCTTGCCGGCGAGCGTCTGCAATCTCGTCTGCGGTGAAGGTCCGCTCTTGCGGTTCGGGCTTTGCTGCTGGCTGGGACGGCGGGTCATTCTCCGTAGTGATGGTGATTGCGCCGTCAGCGCCAGGCTTGATTTGCGTTGCCATAGGTTCCTACCTTGTCGTGCGAATGGATCGTGAATGGGAGTCCGAATGATTAGTCGTCTTGAGGCACACGGCGCTCGGCAAGACCGGCTCCGTATGCTCGCTGTACCAGTTGATTCACTATCTCTCCGTCAGGTTTGATACCTGGCAGAATCCCACCGCTACCGGCACCGGCAGTGGTGTTGACATCAGATCCACCGGCGCTCGGAACCTCAGCTTGTTGTGGGCCAGCATCTGTTGGCACCATTCCAGTGAGGGAGGCGACTGCGGCAGCAATCTGTGCATTGATGAAGTCGAGAGAGCCTTGGTCAAAGGCATCATCTCGGAGTTCCTCATAGACCTCGGCCATCTTCTCGTTGGGGAACTCTTCACCCAACTCACGAAGTGCACCGCGCTTCGATTCAAGCCCGAGCGCCATCTTTGCCTGCAGCTCATTCAGCTTGATCAGCACATCGGTCGGCAGCGGTTCTGGCCAATGGACCGACGTCTTGTAGGTCATCGGATCATGTGGATCGAGCACCGGCAGCTGGTCGGCCTCGGGGGGTGAGGCGAGCAGCTCATTCCACTGCAGCGTCTCGGGTTCATGGACCGCTTGGGTCCTGATGATCAGCTCGTTGACCTTGACCAGCCCCTTGGAGAAGTGAACCTTCTTCATGTAGTAGCGGTTCATCATCGGCTGGTACTGAATGGCCAGGGCGACACCACTGGTGTTGGAGATCGGTTGGGCCTCACCGAGAGCAGTCTCGGGCACGCCGGTGATCTCGTGCATCGCCTTCTTGAGGAACTGGATGTACTCGAGAGCGCCGGCCAGCTCACCGCTGGCTTCCAGGTTGAACACCTTGGCGTCCTTGGGCAGACCGGCCCAGACCTTCTTGGCGCCACGCTCCAGCGACGAAGCCTTGGCCCCGGTGATGATGGTCACCGGAGCGGCGTGGTAGTTGATGATGTCCGAGACCTCAGTCATCTTCTCGTTCATCTCACGGTTCAGCGAGATGATGTCCCAGATGTCCGACTGGCCCCATGGCGACGACGAGATCGTCACGTTGGGAATGTGGACGACAGGTATGGTCCCGATCGGATTGGGGTACTGATCAATCATCTCGTCGTTGACGTACTGCTCGACCATCTCGTCGGTGAGGATCTCGGTGAAGGTGTAGACCTGGCGAGTGCCTTCGGGAGAGGTGCCCCAGAAGCGGTACTTGAGCTTGAAGCGCAGCAGCCGGTCTCGGTCGTGCGGGTGGTACTCGGGGAAGCTGTGCGACGGGTTAATCGGGATGATCCTGGTGCGGCCGGCGTGCACGATGCCGATCGAATCGACCCATGGCTCTTCGTAGGCGACCTTGACGAAGCAGTCCCCGGTCACCGCTGCGAGCTGGCCCATCTCCCACAGCACCATGTGCTTGTCGTTGTCCACTTCCCAGACCTTGGACAGCAAATGGGGAATGATCGCTGCGTTCTGTTCAGGGGTTCTGAATTGTACAGACTTCCCAAATGTGAAGTTGGTGATGTAGTCCGCAAAGGTGCGGACGTAGTTCATCGTGATCTGCTGCTCACCCATCTCCCGGCGATGGCTCCAGTGGTGGCCGAGATACCAGGCCCAGCACGAGCTGTAGCGGTTGAGACGGGGGCCGTGGACTTCGAACTCCTCATCGGCAAGCTCGACTAATCCCAGCGGTGAAATTGCAATCGTGAGATCCGAAGCCGCTGCCCGGTACGAGGGAGAGGCGAAGTCAATCGGCATATCGTTTGAAACTATAACAGCACGACCTGATGCAGATCAGGCTGTCAGTGGTAGTCCAGGCCCATCTGCTTCAGTGCAGCAATGGCACCCTCGACCAATCCCTCGTGGTGAACCACTGGGAGATACTGCTCATTGCCTGCATCTTCAGCAGCTTGAATGCGGTGGTGGCCCCCAGTGACCTGAGGCTTGCCCTCCAGGCCGGTGATGTTGCCAAGCGTGACCGGGCGAACCACACCAATGTTCCTGACCGAGTCAGTCACTCCTGACTCAGCGGCCTCACGGCCCTTCCGTGCCCAGGTGTCGGCCACCGGTTCAGCTCGGAAGTCCTTCATCCGCCGGCGGTACCCAGGAGAATCCGCAGCCGCATCTGGTATGGCGTCGTTGTAGCCCATATCAGTACGGCGGGCACGGTAGGTCGATTCGCCACCACGAGAGATCGGACCCTGGCGATGCGCTCGATCGGCGTCGAGGGGCTGGTACTGATCCTTGATCTCCCCAGGGGTCATCAACAGCTTCAGCTGGTTGGGATGGATGTAGTCGGAGCCGCTCATGTGTAGGGGTAGTACGTTCGGTCGTTCTTGGCGGAACGGATCGAGGTGTGGTGCAGCACCGGCACCAACTGGTCGGGGTTGTGGTAGGTGGCCACGGCCAAACGGTGATGGCCACCGACAACCTCTGGCTTGCCCTGGCTACCAATGGTCTCGCCCAGACGAATCGGGCTGCGCACACCACTGCTGGCAATCGAATCTGCCAACGACATCCCCTCATCGGGATCTTCGATCCGCTCGTTGTGGTGCGTCCTGTAGAACGCATGGGTTGCTGGCGGGGCCGACGAGCCGGAGTGCCACTGCCCACCAGTGGTGTAGTTCGACTGGGGAGCGCCGGTGGGGTAGGAGACCGCTGAGGCGTAGGCGCTGGTCTCGTCGCCGTGGCGATTGATGTACCTGGAAGAGCGGCCATGCTGCCCACCGGCATCCATGTCATACGCCGCCTCGTCGTACTTGCGGTCGTACAGCTCGTCATCGGTCTCTTGCCGGTAGCCGCTACCAACTTGAGCGTTGTTGCGGCGATAGCCAGGCTCGCCGGAGGCTGCAGAGTGCCTGACCGGATTGAGGGCGAAGTCAGTACGCGCAGAGCGGGAGGTCACCTCGCCGGCGCGGGTATCGGTGCGTCCCTCATCGTAGGAGTCGAGCCGATCAGCGTCGAGCGGCTGATACTTGGCGTGGATCTCCC